GGTAAAATCGCTATAATCGGCCTAATCGGCGCATGGGGAGCAACCGTTATAACCCGTACCTGAAGGGGAGCTGCCGCACAATCAGCACAACCCTCAGAACCGCTATAATCGGTCCCGTCCGCACAACCAGGATAATCGATACAACCCCTACAACCCGAACCCCCGACCCTGAGGTCCGGTTGTACCGATTGTAACGATGATGCTGGATATGCTGGATGTGCCGAGTCGGGGGGTTATTCCAGGGGTTCCGATTGTAACGATTGTACCGGTGGGTCGGATGGTGCCGATGATACCCAATGTAGGGGTTATGACGATTGTACGCAGTGTTTGAGGTGCTTGTCAAAAAATCCCCATGCCCACCGCGTCAGGGGCTACAGGGCCTCCTGACACTCCCGACACAGCCATGTCACCCCCGACACGTGGACTAGGTTGCAATCGTTGTAGCTCCGGCACTGGTCGCAGGGCCGCGGGTGCTGCCCTGGTTGCTTCTGAACCGGGGGTGGGGTTAAATCGGTTCTGCCGGGTCGGGGGTTTGTATCGGTCATCCTGTCAAGCCTAAAAAATAATTTTTCTGAAAAAGGTGTGTATCAACGCGTTTCGTGGGCCACTCCCTACTCAGTGACATTTCGGAGCATCCGCACGGTCTCGACGTCCACGTCGTTCCACCGAGCCACCTGCTCGTCGCTGCCCCACGCCGTACTGATTTGGAGACGCTGGGCCTCACTTAAAGAGCGACGCTTGAGCTTGTACGCAAGTGTAGTCAATCGGACACTGAGGCTGGCTAGTTCGTTGGCGATTTCGTTATTGTTCATTTTTCTTCCTTAAAGTCGATTTCAGTCGTGCGGCCATCCCGATACTTGAAGATGACGTAATTTCGTTTTTTGGTCTTGACTACCTTCTTAATACTGACCGGCTCACCCCGGATCGAGGTAACCGCCCGTAGCTGTGCTTCAGTAATCATTAGCTACACCTCCGAATGCGGCGGACATCCTCGCGGGAGATATTGTACCGTGCGGCCAGCTTGCCGGACGTCTCTTGCGACATGCGGATCTCGTTCCTCTCGGTACAGGTCAGCCCGCATTGGCAGACATCTCGATCGGCCTTGATCTTGTCCACGAGGGCCTCGACCATCTTGACCGTGCCACACTCGCCTGCACAAGAGGAGGGGGCCGGGGAGGAGCGGAATAGTGATTTGATTTTCTTGAACATTTTTTATCTTTCTTGGTTGGTTGATATTATAGTATAGCACGGGCTGGCCGGGCTGTCAAGTTATTTTCCTAAATTTTTTGGCCCGTACAATAACTCCACCTGATCCAGCAGTGGGCAGTTGGGCGTGAACCTCGGCAAGTATTTGCGGATCAATCGACGACGCTCCACCTCTGCGGCCAACGAGTCCATTGGCGGCGAAACGCCAACATCGTAGGACCAGTCACGCTCCCCGTAACTTGCGACCCATTCGGAGAACTTGTTCATCGGGGCGGTCTTACGGCAGAACTCCAGTCCTACAGTTAGCTCCCAGAAGTCCTCGGTCTCGTGGGTCTCGATCTTTACGATCTCCCGAGTCGCCGGGTCCAGTATGAAGTATATGTGTTTCATCATAGCCATCCAAAAAGCATTAAGATTGCTGCCAAGGCCCCATTATTCTCAGCATCTCTCTGAGCGTTGAGGCAGTCGTTACATAACCCGTCAGTGCGAACCCCTGTGATTACTCCACAGTTGGTACACTGTCCGGGTGCATCTTGACTAGCCTTCATTGTATTTCCTGTTGATTTGATCCATTGGGTTTTCCAGACGTCCAAACATACCGTCGAACCGGCGGATGGCGTCTACGATGCACGTACAGTCCTCCAAGGACTTGTCACACCACAGGCAGTCCTTAGGTGGCTCGATTTTGTTGTCTTCGCTCATTGCGTTCCTCTTCTCGTTTCTCGATTTGTTTCTCTCTGATTACCTTGCACCTGCCTTCTAGGATCACACGGACATACAGACCGTATTCAGGGCAAAACTTCAAGCCATCGCACGCACGGTTAAGTGTAGAGCAGGCGGCACGGGTGTCTTTCTCGGATAGCGGACTGGTAAAGAAGGTATCCCACTCTCCGTCAGCACAAAATGCGTTAACCAAGGCGATTGGCCCGGTTGCATCGCTGCGGAGGGAGCAAACCTTCCAAGCAAAGTACCGAAGTACCTTGCCGTCCCACTTGATGCCTTTGATTACGGGTATCATACTGCTGTCCTGAAGTAAACACTCAGTGCTGCCAACAAAAGACCGGATACAAAGAGCAAAATCGCTCCGAAAGTTACGTTTCTCGTCATTTTCTGTCACTCCTGTTGAGGCCGTACAGCATTTCTGCTTTCTGTGGGCCGTAAAATTGGTTTGTCTGTGGAAAAGTCGCCACATAGACGGCTAACGCCATGGGCATACTAAAGTATAGCACGATTCCAGCCAATAGCAAGAGATTATTTTTGTTTTTCATCTTTTTCTTCCTTCTTTTTCTTAGTCCAGTCGATTTTGTCAAAGTTGTCACGCACTTTTCTGCGGTCTACCTTCCTCGGACGGTCGCCTTTGCCACCGGCCCACTCTTTTCTAGTACTCATAGTCCCAATGCCTCCCTTAAACCGTCCGCACACTCCCAAGCGAAGTAGGCAGTGATGGCAATTACCAGTCCAGCACCTAATCCCCACCCGAAACCACGCAACATCTCACGAATAACCTTAGTTGGCGATGTTCTAAACATATTATTCCCCTAACCGTAGAGCAAATGTGATCATCGAGGCGTAGACCCACACCGAAGTGTAGCCAATAGCTACAATAATCGCCAAATAACAGCAAAAAAGCAGTAAACTATCTAAAAAATCACCCAATTTCATCGTATTTCTCCATTTCTATGGTAGCTATCTCAGCGTCACCATCGTTAATCATCTCCATAACTCGTCCGTAGCCCTTAACCTCTGCTGTTTCCACTCGAATGAGCTTACACATTAGGGGCAGCACAGCGAATGTGCATGGGGCTTTTATAATCTTACTCATAGTGAACTCCAATCCCAAAAATCATCATCCTTCTTAGGCATCACGCCTGCCTTGTACTCCGTGGAGTGCGAGAGCAGGACGAACCCCTCCGGTGCTTTCGGGTCCGGCACGTTGCTGAACCCCTTAGTTCGAATCACTTCTCTGACTCGTGTACCCGTAGACCGTCTGTAGTATACGTGTACGTGTTCGAAATGTCCACTGGTCATGTTAGGCCTCCGGTAAGTCAAGACCCACTTGCTCACAACCCGGCTGGACGACGTACTCCAAGTCCATCATCAGTTCGATCAGCTCGACACCACTGGTGATTCGACGGATACGCATCTGCCCAGTCTGCATAGTCTCAGACGCAGCGAGTACCTTCCTAACCGCATGTCCTGGGAAAGAGACCTCTATGTACAGAGGCTCCCATTCCGGCCTGTGCAGGCACTCTGTGAACTCTACGGCGTATGCGAATGTTTTACTCGGAGTCATCTTCCACCTCATCTTCTACTTCGTAACCCTCACGCTGCTCGATGTCAACGTGGTACTGAGACAACCAACCCCGGCACAAAGTCTCGATCTCTGTGATCTTGCAACACAGGTCTTCGGCCTCACCGGTAGTGATCAACACCTCGGCTGCTGTGACCAGATCGTTAAGGCAGAACGCCCACGACCCGAAGTCTACCTTGCTGTCGTCTTGCTCCGAGGAACAGGGTGCATCGTTTACCATGCGGAAGTAGCTAAGGTGCCCGGCCAAGGCCCGAACCAGCGGCAGTGTGTCCTGCTTACCTTCTTCGAGGTACTGGCTAACGATGTCGTTGAAAGCCTTACGTGCAATCAACACAATGTTAACTGCTGTGTCGAAGCCTTTGCCTTGGTCAGTTAGGTAGTTGACCTCGGACTGAATCATATTATCTACGTGTTCGCTCATGTTATTCTCCAATGAATGTTAAACTTGCGGGAGACCACTGTCGCCCTTGAATCAAAATAGGTTTCGCACCGGGAACTGCTCCCTCGTACTGGAACAAGTAGATACCTGCATCCTGTAACCAGTGGAGACTAGTATCCAGTATATCACGCCAATGGTCCGGTGTCAAGTCATATCTTTCCTTATGGAAGACCACCGCCTCAATGCCGCTGCCGATGATGGCGCGGGCACAGTCGGCACAGGCCACCCACGGGCAGATCATGATCTTACCTTGCAGCTTCACACCACGTGCCGCAGCATTGTAGATTGCGTCCCGCTCCGCGTGTTCTATCGCAGCAAGGCGTTCCTCACGGTTGCCGTTGGTTACCTCGGGGATTCCCCGGTAGTAGTGGTTGTTACCCTTCGAGATAGGCGATATAAGCCCCTCAGCGTCCCGGCTAACGATGATCGCACCATTTTGTGACGAAGGACACGGAGACTCCGTGGCGAGGTTGTACGCCGTCCCCATCAGCTTTTGTAGTTGATCGTGACTAAACATTGTCCCTCCCGTACCGGCCCTGCACCCAAAGTGTATCGAAGTTATCACAAGCCTCAGCAGGCGTTGAGCCGTAGGCCACGATATTGCTGCTCTCTTCCGCATCGTCGAAGATGTCCAAGACCGCAGGCAGCTTACAGTAGTACGCACCGGATGTAGGCTCTTGCCCGATATCGGCTTTGTACTGCATATGGGGCCGCATCGAGTCCTTGACCAGCTCGACTTGGTAGTCAGCCAGTTTGGTCACAGCCCGCTTCTGTTGGATCTCCACAAGGTGGACCTCTTCGTCTTTTTGCAGGTTTGCAGCATAGGTTGCCTGTGAATACTGTAAAGTAGCCAGTTTTTGGAACATCTCCACCTGTTCTGGTGTATATTTTCCCATTAACTCTTCTAATTCTTTGCTGTCGCTCATTAAATTACCTCCGCACGTCGTAAAATTGCCTCAGGGTGTCGTAAAAAGTCATCACAGTGTAGTCTAATGCCAACCTGTGGGAGTGTTATCGAAGTGATCACACCTGTTCGGAGACGCCAAGTCGTAGCCCACTCCTCGTTGTACATATCTGGGTACTCGTGGTTCCGGTCGAGGTTGGCCGTGAATAGGCTACCCGCCGCCATGACCCTGTGAAGGGGGCTGACGTCCTCTGTAGAGCCATCCGGCCCTCGGAGCGACATTGTGGGCATCTCGGTCGTCCGAAGCTCGTAGCGGCCCGCTGGGGCCGTCAGAACGTCATATTCTTCCTTCTTGGTGTTCAGGATTCTGTCTTCTCGCTCGCCGGGTGTCAGAATGTCAGTCGTCTCGAACTGGATGATTGTGCCAGCCGGGACCGTGAAAATCGGGATATAGCGATACTTTCCGTCTAGCTGGGGGACGCGGCGTAGTGAATCTAGAATGTCGTACTTCATGTTTTCTCCGTGTAAGTTGATTGATTTACCTAAGTATAGCTGAAATACAGTGTAAATCAAGTAAAATTAGGGCGATTTCCAAAAATAATTGCATAAAAAGCGTCTTTTGGTTCTATTAAATAATAGACACATCACACATACTGCAAAATCCATGCCAAAAGGCGGGAGAATTATTATATGAGCAAATGCCGACCAGATGACCCACGTCGTTGCAAGGCGACCACGCCTGACGGCCAGTGTGAGTACCTGTCGGTCGAAGGGACTGACAAGTGTTCATACCACTCCAAAGGACATGGAGAACGCCAAGCATCCAAGAAGCGGATAGAGCGTTACCTTATTGACAACGAACAAATCAGGCAGAGTTACTTGCGTCAGAACAACGACGCCCACTACCTCGACCTGAAAGACGAAATTGCACTGACCCACGCCATGCTTGAGCGTCGGTTAAGCATGATCCACACGGATCAAGATATTATGATGGCTATCGGCCCGTTTACCCAATTGGTGCAGCGGCTGGAGTCCATGAAGACATCTCTGATGAAGTTGCAACAGCAACTTGGTCTTGTGTTGGGCAAGGATGAGCTACGTCAGCTCGCTTCCACTTTCGCTCAGGTTCTAGATGAAGAACTGGACGGATTGGAAGATAAAGAAGAACGAATGGACACACTGCTTGAGCGTCTTGTTGTCGCTATCGAAGAAGCAGGTACAAAACGTGAGGGCGACAAGTAATGTTTAAGTCTATGTGGACTAAGACATGGCAGACTGTCCTCTATTATGTCTTAAAACCGTCAATAGATCGGTTTTTCCAACAATCTGAAGGAGATTCTAATATGGGCAAAGGCCTTATCAAATCGAAAACTTTCTGGGCCAACGCAATCACAGCAGCGGTTAGCATTGGTACTTACTTGATGGACAGCGCATTGCTTGCCAACAACCCAGAGATTGTAGCACTTGGTGGAACAGTCATTGGTGTAATGAACGTAATCTTACGTCTCATGACCAAAGAACCCATCCAAGGTGTTAAATAAGACATGAGACATGGGGGCTTCGGCCCCCTGTCTTTTTTATTCACGGCATATAAACTGACTGGCGCGTTCTGATGCGAAGTCTCTCCTGCGCCAGAGAGAGCATGGGAGAAAACAAATGAACATTAAAATTATCGCACTGACAGTCGCCCTTATCTTGGTTGGCATCTCGGCCCCGACTCGCTACACTACGTCTATTAGCGGACAAGGAACTGTCAAGGCAATCTCACAAGAAGCAGACGCCAAGTTGATTGTCGAAGGACCATCACGAGCTGGTGTCGGTGATCTAGTTGTCATATCTGTTGAGAAGTCGTCCGCAATGAGTTTCAAATGGCTTGTAACTCCCTCGACTGACAACCTTCTTGTGATCGATGGTGGGAAGCGGATTGTTTTTAGTAGTGGCACAAAGGGGACATTTACTTTCATCATTGCCTGTGGCCTTGGTGACAGTTGTGACCTTGCAACTCATACGCTAGTTATTGGCGATGCTCCCCCGGAGAACGTCCTATCATCTAAGATTGCCTCTTGGTGCGACAAAGTAACATCGTCTAGCAAACGGCTCGAAGCCCTTGCACTGGCGAACTCGTTCCTAGCGAACGCAAACAGGATTGAGGCAGGAGCCTTAGTCACTGCTAAGGAGATTGTGGAAGCAACCTTCGAGAGTAATAAGAAAGCCCTTGGTGACAGTCACCAACGGTGGATGCCTTTCCGAGAGGAACTGGCTAAGGAATTAACATCAATGGCTAATGTGGGTTTACTCGCAGATGCCCAAGCACATAGAGAGGCCTGGTTGGACATTCACCAGTCACTGGTGAAGTACGCAGAGTCGCTATAGGAGTAGCAAAATGGAACGAAGGAATTTTTTGAAGATAGGTGTTGGCGGAGTAGTCGGAGCTATGGTGCCGGGTGCATTGGCCCTTAACGGTTCTGGCACACCAGTCTACTCAGGGTGGTTACCTAACAAAGCAGCATCCGCTGCATTCCTTCGAGACACCGCTCGCCCTTACATGGTGCAACAGACTGCTCGCCACTTCATCGGTTCCGGTGAAGGCAAGATCAGCCTGCTTTGGAAGAACCTCGACCGGGCCATCCCCGGCGGGTTCAAGACGCACCACCAGAAGATCGGTGATTGTGTCGGACAGGCTTACGCCCTCGCTACTGAGATCCTAGCCGCTACTCAGATTTACCAGAATGGTTACGCTGAGAAGTGGGAAGGCAAGGTTAGCACGGAGTCAGTCTACGGTGGTTCACGCTACGAGATTGGTGTCCAGCGATACAACAACAAATCAGTCCTCGCCGGTGACGGTAGCTTTGGACTGTGGTGTGCAGAGTTCTGCCGTGACTACGGTGTGCTTATGCGTAAGAAGTATGGTGACTACGACCTAACTCAGTATGATCCCGCCTTGGCCCGCAAGTGGGGCAAGACAGGTATGCCTGACGAGCTAGAGCCAACAGCAAAGAAGCACCCAATCCGATCATTCGCTTTGGTCCGCTCGTACAACGATGTACGCGATGCCATCTGCAACGGTTACCCCGTAGCTTTCTGCTCAAGCGTTGGTTTCGGCAAATGCTCGAAGCACAACCAGAACGGTAGAGACAGCGAAGGCTTTTTAGAGCGATGCGGAACTTGGTATCACGCCATGACCGGTATCGCTGTTGACGATCAGTCTGACCGCAAGGGCGTTCTGATTCAGAACAGTTGGGGAGCTGACTGGGTAAAGGGTCCTAAGCGACACGGACAGCCTGATGGTTCGTTCTGGGTAGATGCTAAGACCATCGATGAGATTTGTGCTGATGGTGACAGCTTCGCCCTCAGTGGATTCATCGGATTCCCAGCACAGCGTATCGACTACAACATGCAAAACAGATAGGATAGTATGAATGAAGTACTTTCAAATATGGCGACGTTGGGTTGCTTGGCAACGCTCTTTGTTTATACAGTTGGGCACCAAGCGACCTGTCAAATGGGCAAACAAGCTCAACGACTTGTTGAAGATTTTAATGTCGGCACTACAGTTAGCGTCCGAGTCCCACCCGGACCTGGAAGTGATACCGGAACCACAACCGGAACCGCAGCAGGAGAGTCAGAACCCCTACGACACTTTTACGACTGGAAGAGAGAGGATCATCCACAAGGTTCACCCTCGCACCGCCGCACTGAGGAGGAAGAAGTAATGGACTTCACGCCAAAACAAATCATCGAAGATGGTAACGAAAAGAAGAACTACTTGGTTATGCTCACCGCAGAGTGGTGTCACTGGTGCAAGAAGATGTACCCGCTGATGAAATCACTCAAAGCCGATGGTTACCTCGTGTACGTGTTCGATGTAGATGAGCCGCAGAACAAAGACTTCCCTAAGAAGTACAAAGCCCGTGCCTACCCCCAGTTCTTGATCTACGAGAACGGTAAGGAAAAGCACAGGACTGCGGGAGCCACCGAAGAGAAGTGGTTCGTTAAGAGACTGGTCAAGCAAGATAACAATCCATATGATGGGATCAAATGATGAACAAAAGAAAAGACCTCAAGCAAGCAATGGCACAGATCAGCAAGCGTGTAGCACGTGAAGGCCGACCTATGACGGAAGAGATGATTAACGTCAACGCTTCCATCTACGAACTGTTTGCAGCTAAAGATGATGTCCTCACAACTAACATGAACGTCACCCGCCGTGGCCTCGCCCGCATCGAACGATACGCTCGTATGAAGAAGTTCGATTGGAAGGGAGCCTCTTGGGAAGACCTAAAGACTTGGTTGTACGACAACTGGGATAAGATCCTTCGAGTAATGGTTTCGTTGTGTCTTATGTTTTTACTATAAGTCCGATGCGAGGGCACCCCGGTTCAGGTAGTTGAGAAATTTCCTACCGTTCACCGTGGGTGTGCCTCCTGTCGGCAGACATTTTTTGAAAGGGAGAGTTATGAGCGATGGTTTAATGGGAGACTTCCTCGACGAACTAAAAAATCAAGTCGAGAACCGTACCATATCATTACCCTCCAAGTGGGCAGAGAAAAGAAGAGTCATGGGTCATCCTTTCGAGGGACCGTACTCTTTTAAGTATCACCCTTGGTGTCGGGAACTCCACAACAGCAAAGCGTCGTGGAACGTTTCTATGAAGTCGGCTCAGGCCGGTTACACCGAGGTAGGTATCAACCTAGCCCTCTACACAGTAGACGTGTTAAAGAAGAACGTGTTGTACGTCCTGCCCACATTGGGAGACGCTTCCGACTTCTCACGCTCAAGGTTTAATCCCGCTCTGCGAATGTCACCTTACTTAAGTAGGGTGTTCACGGACGCGAACAATGTTGGTCTGAAAATGGCAGGCAACGTGTCGCTCTACATTCGCGGTAGTCGTGGTGATAACGCACTGAAGTCTATTCCCGTTTCATGTTTGATTCTCGATGAATTAGATGAGATGGATCAATCGCAGATCGAGCTGGCATTACAGCGTCTACGTGGACAACCTGAAAAGAAGGTCTGGTTCATTAGTACGCCCACAGTGCCCGGACACGGAGTAAGTCTGGAGTACGCTAAGAGTACGCAGGAACACTTCCGGTTCAAATGCCCAGGCTGCAACAAGATGGACGAACTACGCTTCCCCGACTCTATCGAGATTTGTGGCGAAGACATGACGGACCCAGACTGCTACAAGAGTTACTACAAGTGTACTCTGTGCGGTTACAAGTTCAAAGAGTTCAAAGACAAAAACAATTTTGTCCGGCAAGATGACAAACTACAAGCCCTTACCAACACCGGTATCTGGGAGCCTACAGTTGCAGGCACAGACCCTGACCGACGTGGGTTCAAGATCAACCAGCTCTACAGTTATACTGTGACCGCTGGCGAGATCGTGATTGACTGGTTCAAAGGGCAGACCAACTCCTTCGCAAGACAGGAGTTTCACAAGAGTATCTTAGGCGAACCTTTCGTCGGACAGAACTCTCAAGTTAGCGATGTGATGATCACACGCAACACCAAGCAGTACGCATGTAAAGAGCTGGCTCCCAAGCCCGGCGAAAACCGCATGATTACTATGGGCATAGATAGAGGCGAGTGGTGTAACTACGTCGTCTGCGAATGGCTCTACGACCAAGCGTCTGTAGACCTCAACACTTCGGCTCGATGCCGAGTGCTGGACGCAGGCCGGTTTCACCAAGAAGACTTCGAGATGTACCCCGACCGTCTTATGCACGAGTGGCAGGTTAAAGCCTGTGTCGTGGATATGGAACCGGGGGCACAGGACGCTAGACGTTTTGCTCGACGCTTCCCCGGCTTTGTATGGATGTCAAAGTACGTCGTAGGACGTAGTGGCAAGGAGATGAGCATCGAGGACGACGGCACTTACGCCCCCATGCTCAAAACCGATAGGACCAACTGGTTAGATATCTGCTTAGGCAGGTTCTACTCCAATCGCATTGAACTCCCTCGTGACTTACCTCGCGGGTTTGGCGAACACTGTAAGAACTTGGTCCGAGTTTACGAGAAAGACGCTGAGGGCCATCCCTACGCTATCTACCGTAACTTCGGCAAGCCTGATCACTATGGTCACGCACTCAACTACGCAGAAATGGCCCTACCGTGCGGTGCCTCAATTGCTCACAACACTAACATAGCTAAGTTTTTATAAGAGGTCACACATGCCTTATAATAATCCATCCTTCCCAGCATCGCTCTGGAATGGTTTGACAAAAAACCCCGACCGAGTTGACCGTAACTCGAACGTGGACCCCAACTCTGATGACTGGGAACGAATAGCACCCGAGGTTATGGCTATTCAGCAATACCTCATCGGCCAGTCCGGTGAAGAAGGTGATAAGACTGACTCCGGCGTGGAGTTCACTGGTGGATTTGTTGAGAGACAATCCGGTACGGCAGGGGTATCTAACACCGGTGATAATATTACTTACACCACGGCCCAAGCCGAGGCTCGCACTTGGCGAACCTTTGGTCTGTCCTCAGCCGCCCAAGCCGCCAACGACAACATCTACTGGTCTGATCCAGACACTACTCAGGTTGCTGGCTACGACGCCACTAAGGGTTTGTTCGGTGGAACTCAACTACCTGTAGGTGTGAGTAAGTTATTTGACTTTAACTCAACTGCACTCAACGCAGGTGGTACACTCACAGGTAGTGGTGATCCTTGGACTGCCTCAACTGGCTCACTGTTCATGGAAGAAGTACAACTGGGTGCTAAGTTAGAACTTCGTTTTGACTTCAATGTTCGACCATCGATCGGAAACTCCACATTAGAGATCGGATTAATCTGGATGGAGCGAGACGCTGACAAAAATCAAATCTCGGTCATTGAACTTCCAGGCCAACCCATCTTTTTCGGTACATCTACAGTTGGAAACACTTACCTCGTTCGTCACCCCATGACTGCTTACTTCGCACACGTCGGTGACCTAAACGTGGCTGCTCTCCCCGCCATCAGATGTAATAACCAAACTGAAATTCAACCCATTAGCATGTTGTGTAGTATACAACGATAGGAGATATAGAATGGCAATTCGTATCACAAGAAACGATGCTGGTAACTGCATCACGTTTGTTGGCTCTACACAGCCGGTGTATTTTAACGCCTGTCTGTCTGGTCAAGTCAATACCGACGATTCCAACGCAATCAATATTGTCAACGATATTGAAACTGGCGACGGCAGCGACAAATACGTTTTTTACGCAATTCCTTACACGGAATTTCAAACAGCAGAAGGTGTTAACTTTGCATCGGCAGCAGAATGTGTTACTTACATTGATGAGAACTGTAACGTAACCGGTGCTGACTTCTTGAACCAGACCGCTGGTGACAGTACCACCCTCCTTCTTAACACCAACCCAAGTGTTTACGCCGATGGTAAAGCTGGCGAAACTGATCCCACCAACGTATCTCAAGGTTGGTACTTCAAAAACAGTGCCAACACATCTGAGAAGGCGAACTGGTACTATATCTATAACGGTAACTCCCAGCTAGAAATGACCCTTGAAAGCCTAACCTCTGGTTATGCTCTCATTGACGTTCGAGCTGGTGGTTCTCCCTTCTTTACAATCTACACCCAAGCTCAAGGCGACGGGCAGGACTCGGCTATCTGGTTCAGAAGCCGCCAAACCTACATCGCCCCTGACCTGACTTCTTACATTGGTGAGACGATTCTTCTTTGGTGGGGCGACGACCCCGGTGTCTTTGACAACGTAACCCAAGTAGAAGCCTCACTGGAAGCCTTTTCCAGCATTGGCCCACAAGCCGCCGACGAAGACCTTTTGTTCGGAGCATTCTCTACCTCCACAAATTATCCAGAAGGTACTTACGAGTTTGTTGTTAGTAACCTTGGATTTGTTAATGACGGAAACCGCATCGAGTTCTTACTTGAGTCAGCTTCGGCCACCCACGTAACGACCTCGCAAGGTGCCTCCGTCAACTTGGATTTCCAGCGTGACGCAACTAACACTACTGTCTTGGTAGACAACGGCGATGCCTTCCCTGTGAACGCTATCCAAGCTAACTTGGAATCTGATGGTACTATCTCCATCGTGGAACACGGTGCCCAAGGTTCTGAGATTTACACACAAGTTTATTCAAGCAATGTAACCATCGCTGGGGCAACCATTACCGGTACAGCACAATCGGTTGTTAACCAGTTGAATGCCCTGTTCTCTGTCACTCCCTTGGGTGTCGGCGGAACTGTGCCCCTCCCAACTTTCCCGACCTCCACAGGTGTGCCTGTAACTGCAAATACCTACGGATTGATTGACCCCGTTGGTGACGCAGACTATGCACCCCAGTACTCCCACTACGGTCGCTACTGGTCAGATGAGACCATCGATCAGATTGGCGAACACTACACTGTTAAGTGGACTGGTCACGGGCGAATCATTCTAGGACTTTACTCCACCGCAGACGGGGACATCACGGAACTAGAGACTTCTGGCAACGTCAATGATCACGCTGGTATAAAATGGTCACACGCTCTGTACGACTACGGTAGCTACATGGGTCCTTGGACGACCTACGGTTCTAATTCTGGTTTGATCTACGGACCAGGCTGGCTCGGAAGTGACCAATCTAAGTTGTTCCGATACAAGACCGACTTACAAGCTGATTTGGTTGCTAACACACCTATTTTATGCAAAGTTGGTATCAACGAACAAGGCTATGCCTGTGTATGGTATTATGACGAAGGCGTAACCAACACCTACATCCTATTGGCTAGAAGTAGTTACCAACTGCCTGAAGATGACTACGGTTTAGTAGTTAAGCTGTACGGACAATCCGGTGGAATGTCTCTTTGGGAAGACCCAGAGGTACACCTACTAGATCCGGTAGCCCCTAGTTTGAACTACCGCTACATCGAAAGTCCAGATGGGACTTTCCACTACCCACTGTTTGCAACTCAGGAAGAATCTGATTGGCATGACGACAACGTAGCTGGCGGAAGTGGTGACTCAACGTCCAACGTCTTTGTTGACGAACAAACACAGTCTACTTGGTGGATGCCAGATACGGACGGTGTTTCAAACGGAACGTCGGCACCGAGTAACGCTGGTTCGATCACGTACACCGAGATCCCAACACAAGCTGACTCTTTGTTTGGTCCTACTACCTACGGAACTCAAACGATGTCTGTTGACGAGAACACCTCTCTCAACATTCAGATTGACCCAGTAGGTTCTTTTAACTGGACTACAGCAGTGACCGGCTTACCAGCAGGAATGAACTTCAATCTAGGTTCAATCGCAGGTACGGCCCCAGAAGTAGCTGGCGACAACGTGACTAACCCATCTGACGAATACGTCATCACGGTTACCAGAACGAATGCCTACAGTTCTTCTACTGGAACCCTGACCCTGACCGTCAACAACTTGACTCTTCCCGCAACGATTATCTCTGGCTTTACCCACGAAGCTACCTCGACTGCTTTGATCGATTCCGACACACTGGACGTCGAATCTGTAGTTGAGTGGGACGATCAATTGGAAGATGGAAGTCGTTTCATTATTACCAAGCAATTTGTAGAAACCTACATCCTGCCACGTATGCAAAACCCAGGTGATCAAATTATCTGTGGTGTATTGGAATCCGGCTTCGATGTCAGTACAGTTGAGACAAGTGATTTCGACTGCTACATTAGCTGGTACTACAACGGAACGTCAGCTCACTATTCGAGACTTCAGGACAACATCAGTTCATCGTCTAACACTCAGATTGTTAATTCGTTGACGGATGCGTTCTACGATTACGCAATTGAAATAAGCGGAACTACTGCTTACTTGATTGCCTGCTCTGTAGCTAACATCAACACCGAGCCTTCCCCTTCCACAGGAATGGGTTCATTTACCCGACTTAAAAATGTACCGGGTTACGGCTCAAGCACAGCCAACATCGTATTTGCTACGATTGGTTGCACGATGGATATTAGCACCACAGGTCTAAGTGAGATTGACACGCCGCTGCCATCGTCTTGGTTCAATGTAACTGAGTCGGCTAACGTTATGTCGTTCAACGGAAGCACAACCTTCCCGACATTAAACGCTGGCTACACTTACCGGTTCTTACTGGAAGACGCCAGCATCAGCGATGCACTACGGTTCACCACTGATCTAAGTGCTGAGTACACCACTGGTGTCACCCATGTTGGAACTCCCGGTACTGCTGGGGCATACGTTGAGATTGCAGTAGCAACTGACGTACCACCACTGTACTGGTATCACGCTGGTAGCCAAGCTGGTCAGGGTATCTCCAATGGTTCTCTGATTACTATGAATGGTTCTACCTACTCAGCAGGTATCACCGGAGCTACTCACGTAACTGGTACAACGGCTCTAAGTGGGTCGGATCTAGCAGACGGTTCGTTTATCGAACTGGATGAGACGTTAGCACAAGGCGAGAGAATGGTCATCGACGGCCAGTGGATTTATGATAACATAATTCCTACCTTCTCCGCGACTAACGATCAAGTATGGATTGGTGTTCCCTCCAGTAGTTTCACAGATGGTCTTGACTATAATGAGTACCGTGTGGGAGTCACCCTTTACCAAATTAGCACCGGGGATATCCTTGCCCGTGCTTTCAGGTCGAATGGGTCTAGCGCGTACACCGTATCATCGGTAGCCGTTGATCTAAAGTCACTGACTGAATCCCAGATTGTCTCCAGACTTGGCATAGCGTTTGAGTTCGATTCGAACCAAGATGTTCATGCCATGTACCAAGACACTGGTTCTTTCGCCAGCGACAATGCGACCACTACAGCAGTTGATGACTGGGGAAGCTCCCTGCTCAAGTCCGAGAACATCGGAACCAACACAGCTCAGTCGATTTACATCGGTGTGCAAAACACAACGATGGCGGAACCAGATGTCACCACTGACATTACTACCGTATCGGCACCCGCTGCCAGTAGTGCAGCCCTTACCACTAATTGGACTAAGGCTCTGGACTTCGATGGAAGTTCTGAAAGGTGTCAGATGATAGTTTCGTCTTCGAGCGTAGGTGCTTTAGAGATGGGTGGCGTTAGCAACACCGCTGTCGCAGGAAGTGCCGGTAACACGTCAACCGATAGCAACGCCCGACCGTGGGCAACGGCAATCGTGTTCAATTCTGACAATGCCAGCTCGAACCAGCACATCTGGAATCAGGGTGAGGGTGCAGGAAGTTCAGATGACAACATCTACCTGCGAGTGGACTCCAGTCGGGATATGTACTTCGGTTGGGGACGTTCTGGTGCATTAAACGAGTGTTACCTTGGCCGACTGTCCTCAACAGCGGGTACTTGGTACGGAGTTTACATCGCATCTACAGGTGCGAGATACAGTGGCGGACACACCGCTGCGGAAATCGCTAGTGCATTCGACATCCGAATCGTCGGCCTGTCCTCAGGTGTGGCGGGCCTCAACAGGTCCACCGCACTCAACTGGACCTCTGGTTCGTTCGGTTCTAGAATGGATCGTCAGTTCGAGGGTGAATTCACCGTTGGTGGCCGTGGTTCAAACCGTAGCTTCCAAGGAAAGGTAGCCTCGATGGTTCTGACCACCTTGACTAGAAACGCAGCGATGCCATCGGATGCTGAGATCAGCATGATGGTCCGTGACCCAATGCAATGGATCACCGACTACAAGGTTGCGAAGGCTTACCGAATCCCGAGCAGTGCTAGCAACAGCAGTACTACTTGGGTCTTAAACCAGTCACCGTCGCGGTGGGCTACACAAGTCTGGCTCATGGGTGATGGAACTTCTGACGCATTTGCTCAGATCAGGAACCAAGCAGGCCCTGGAGACCAGAACTACTCGGCGTTGAACATGATTTCTATGGTGTCTAACGACATTGTGACTGTCAACATCAACGGTCTCACATAAAAACCAAAGGAAACCCCTCGGAATTGCTCCGAGGGGGCCTTTTTCTTGAGAAAAAACCTCTTTTTTGAGGTTTTTTACGTCAAAAATCACAAAAATGGTTCTATTTACTAATAGAAGCAAATATCGTACCGGAGGCATCTATGGCACCGCCGTCAGTTAACATCTCATCTACTCGTCACCCCGACTATTACTACAATCTCTCGGATTGGAGTACATGGCGGTGGATTTGGGAAGGTGGAGAGGGATTCACTCGCACATACTTGAAAAAGTACACTGAGCGGGAGTCCAACACAGATTTTGAGAGACGCAGGGACATCACCCCGGTTCCCGGCTTCGCCAAGGCAGCTCTCGTAGACATCAAAAACGCCGTATTCCATCGCATGGTGGATATCTTTAGACGCGGCGGCTCAGACTCATACCAGTCTTCTATCCAAGGTCAAAAGGGCGGCGTAGACCGTCGTGGGGCCTCAATGAACCACTTCATTGGCACCCAAGTCCTTCCTGAGATGCTGGCTATGGGCAAGTGCGGAGTCTTTGTTGACAATATCGCACCCACCGGCCCAACGATGGCCGACTCTGCTGGAGCATCCCCATATCTCTATATGTACCGTGTCGAGGACATCATGTCTTGGAAGTGTGCCCTGCCTGAGGCAGAAGGCGACTTCGAGGCCATTCTCCTCCGTGACTGGTGCATCGACTACTCCCCAGCTTGGGGTGGTATCGAGATGCCTAAGGGTGAGTTCGAGCGATTCCGCTTAGTATACATTGGTGACGACGGATTCGTCCACTACCAATTCTTTGACGCAGACGGTCAGCCCATTACCTCGGACGGTAAGCCCGGCGGCGAGCCTGTACGTCTCGACCTCAAGAGAATCCCATTCGTCATGTTTGACATTGGTGAGAGTCTCCTGAAGGACATAGCAACACACCAGATTGCCCTCCTGAACCTCGTGTCCAGCGACGTGGCATACGCACTCAAGTCTAACTTCCCGTTCTACACAGAGCAGACAGACACACGTGCGATGGGTAGCCATCTCAAATCTGACGTCATGGAAAATGGCACTGCCAGCGGTGGTGGTCAGCAGAGTGGCGACAACCAAATCAAAGTAGGTGCCCACGACGGGCGTACCTACGATATCAAGGCCGAGCGGCCTGGTTTCATCCACCCCTCAAGCGAACCGCTTAGGGCATCGATGGAACTCCAACGTAAGTTGGAAGATGATATCCGTAAGCTAGTCAACCTTGCAGTCGTCAGCCTTGGCAATAGCCGAGCATCTGGCGAAGCCAAGAGCATTGACAACCAAGGACTGGAGTCGGGCCTTGCATTCATCGGGCTAGTTCTCGAAGGTGCAGAGCGAAAGATTGCAGACCACTGGGCGGCTTACGAGGGTAACGATTCTCGTGACACAGCGATCATCGCCTACCCCGAACAGTACACGATGAAGAGTCAACTAGAGCGTATCGAAGAGGCTGACAAGCTGACTGCTCTTATGTTCTCCATCCCCGGTAAGACTGTTAAGAAAGAACTTGCCAAAGATGCTGTAACCGCCCTGTTAGGTGGTAAGACCAACATCGCTACACTTGGTAAAATCTACCGAGAGATCGATGAGGCTAAGTACAGCACGAGTGATCCTAAGGTTATCGAACTGGCTAAAGAGCAGATGCTTGCTAGTGACATCACCTTGTCTGATGCCCTTGGCTTCGACGGAGAGACCGAGATTCCAAAGGCTCAAGAAGATCACGAGGACCGTATCGAACGTATCCAGAAGGCTCAGGAGTCGCACCTCGGTGCCGAAAGAGACCCCGGTGCCCAAGGCATAAACGATCTTTCAGCTAACCCCCAAGCTGCTAAGGAAGAGAGAGCGGAAGCAACCTCGACCGAGACCAGCGACTCCACGAAGAAAAAAGTTCGTGGCGAACAAAAGAAAAACAACGGAGATAAAAAATAATGTCCAGTTACCTAAAAGAAACCATCGAAGCCAAACGCATCCAGTGCGGCACCGGTGCTGCAAGTGCAACCGCCGAAACCCTCGACGGTGCCCTTGACAACCGCAAAGCCTGCAAAGGTGTAACGGTCAAGAACGATGATGCATCTATCATCCTCTATGTCGGTAAAGAAGGCGTGACCGCCGCTACCGGATACGCACTGAAGGCTGGCGAAAGCATCAAGCTAGAAGTAGAAGATCCGTGGAACGTATACGTTCTGGCAGCAAGTGGCACACCAGCATACAGTTGGATGGCTATCTAGGAGGTGACCCGTGGCATCAGTTAATGCAGCATACGCAACTGTATCGGAAGCAGATGAGTTCTTCCAGTACAAGTTGCACGAGGTTGCTTGGTCTAATTCTTTACAGAATAACCGAGAGCCAGCATTGATCGAGGCGTCTCGCATCATCGACAGTCTGAACTACAAAGGAATGAAACACACAGTCTATGAGCTGTTCCAAACCACCGAGTCTCCCACAGATGCGGAGTGTGCGGCGGCTGCTCAAGCTCAAGACTTAGAGTTCCCACGTGGCCCAGACACGACTGTGCCTACAATGATCCAATGGGCTTGCTTTGAAATAGCATATGCTTTACTGGACGGCGTTGACCCTCAGATCGAATTAGAAAACATGTCCATGACGAATCATGGAATCGGTTCCGTGCGTAGTAGTTACAATCGGAATCAGGAACCCCTCGAACACTTTATGAACGGGGTTCCATCAGCAACGGCCTGGAAGTACCTGAGACCTTTTCTCAGAGACGATAAAGGCTTACGCTTAGACCGGATTTCCTAATCCAAATCTATCCTGATGACGACCCGCCGCATCTCGATAGCCCTTAAACAGTGCGGGGTTATTACTTCTATAGGAAGGTACAAATGAACACGCTATTAGTAGAATTACTTGCCAGTTTTGACAACGAAGAAAACCAAGAGCAGCCAGCTCCAGAGCAGAAGGACGAAAGTCGATCTTTCTCTCAGGAAGACCTGAACCGATTCTTGGCAGACGACCGTCGTAAGACAGAAGCGAAGTTCAAAGAGAAGTTCGACACATTGGAGACGTCTTATCAAGAGGCTATTCAAAATCGACAACTCAGCGAAGGTGATCGCCAAGAACTTGAGAATCAACTTGAGGACTTACGTGCCCGCCATCGCACCAAGGAACAACAGCTTGCTTTTGAAAAGCAGCGAGCTGAAGAGGAAGCCGCCCAGCGAATCAACGAACTGGAATCACGTGCTACTCAGTGGGAATCCCGCTACACAGAATCAACAATCAACCGAGAATTGCAAGCAGCCGCTATTGAGAACGATGCTTACAATCCCGACTTGGTTGTAACCCACCTTCAGAATCGAACATCCCTCGAAGAGATGATGTCTGAAGATGGAAAACCCACCGGTGTCTACACTCCAATGGTCAGCATGTCCATGAAGAATGAAGAAACCGGAGCGAGCGAAGCTCTGAAGATGACGCCATCAGAAGCAGTCTCGTACATGAAGAAAAATCCAGAGCGATACGGTGGGTTCTTTAAGAACAACATCCGTGAAGGCATTGGATCATCTTCCGCCACCGGCGGCGCAATGTCGGGAGACGGATCAGTTGACGTTACGAAACTCTCTGATGAGCAATACTTCAGGTTACGCAAAGAGAACCCAAGTGCTTTGGGCCTGAATCATCTTAGAAAACGCAACTAATCACCAACGTTTGGGGTTGAGTTTTTAACTACTACGGCCATTAGGCCTTCACACAAATTTATTGGAGACTGTAACACAATGTTGCAATTCAACATCCTAGCATCTTTTGCTAATGACAACGACGCACTTATCCCTGAGTTATGGGCACGTGAGTCAATCGCCGTTCTCGAAGAAAACATGGTAATGGGCCAATTGGTTCACCGTGACTTCTCGATGGACATCGCTAACTACGGCGACGTAGTTAACACCCGTAAGCCAGTAGACGGAACTGTTGATCGTAAGACCGACGCTGATTCCGTAAGCTACGAAGACGCCGTTCTGACGAACGTACAGGTTCCCCTGAACCAACACATGTACGCAGCTTTCGTCATCAAAGACGGTGAGCGAAGCAAGTCTCTTCAAGACTTGGTTCAAATCCACTTGGTTACCCGCATGAAAGCAATGGGTAACGGTATCGATCGTGCAATCGTTGGCCGTATGGCTCACGAACTGATCGGTTCTCCTTCTGATCGTGTTGGAACCCTCGGTGGCTTAGACGCTGCTTCGGCTTACGACACAGTATTGGAAGCACGCGAAGCCCTGAACCGTTCTTTGGCTTGGACCAGCGGACGTAACATGGTTTTGGCTCCTGGTAGCGAAACAGCAATGCTGAAAAGCGAACTGTTCGTCCGAGCTAATGAGCGTGGCGATGGTGGCGTTGCTTTGGAAGAAGCACGTTTGGGTCGCATTGGTGGATTCGATACGTTCATGGATCAGAACGTAAATGGCGTATTGGCTAACACCGACCGTGACACGATCACCGGTGCAGCTTCCGCAGCTCAAGCCGCTGGTGCAACCGGTGCTTTAGATTGCGATCTAGCCGCTGTTGTAACGGGTGAGTTCGTTGTCTTCGAAGACAATGGTCAGCCTACCTACGCTACCGCTTCTAGCGGTGGTGCTTCGGTCACTTTGAACGAAGCTCTGAAGTTCGCTGTTGCTGACGCTTCTGTCGTCACGCAATACGGTTCTTGCCAAGCTAACGGAAGTTTCTCCGCTGGCTACGCTGGATACATCAACGTTGATGGATTCACCAGCGGCAAGCCCCCAGTTGTTGGTCAGCTTTTGGCTACCGGCACTGCACCTCGCCACACTTACACGATCATCGAGACTCGTCCCGTAAGTGCTACCGAAGTTCAAGTTCTTCTTGACCGCCCACTGGAATACAGCATCTCTGACGGAGCTGAGTGCTTCCCCGGACCTGCTGGCGATTTCAACGTTGCATTCCATCGCAACGCATTCGCTCTCGTTTCTCGTCCTCTGGCCCGTCCAGATTCGAGCATGGGTGCCCGTAGCTTCGTTGCATCTTACAACGATATCGCTATGCGAGCTACTATGCAGTACGACATTGACGCACAAGGCACGAAAGTCGTTATCGACATGCTTTGCGGAACTGCCGTTCTCGATTCAGCTTTAGCCAAGTTGGTTCTTGGTTAATCATGTGGAAACATTATCTTCCCGCCTATTTGCACGGCGGGGAGGTTTCCCTTCTGCCCTCTATTGAGAGGTTGGAAGGAAAGCCTCAAAGGATACCAACCCGGATTAACAATGTCGGAATCAAATAATAACAATAACAATCACCCTGTTTACCATATCCCTCCCCACGCCGTCCCAACCATCTACGACCTCCACAGAGAGCAAAGCCGTCAAGCGGCACTCATCTCTAACGTAGCAGAAGACATCAGTGAGATCAAGGCAGTATTAGTAGGCAGAGACAAACGAGAAGGTTTGGTCATGGACGTTGACCGACTTAAACGAACACGAACCCTGTTCCACGCAGTTATCTGGGTGGTCTTTACATCGGTCGTAGGAACCTGTGCTACAGTTGTAGGGTCCATGTTCAAGTAGGAGCAAACGATGACACAGCCAAACCGAAACTACAATCCGGGTAATCGCTTTTTAAGCACCCGGATTCGGAACACAATATACAAGCTGAAAAGATTGTACGGTGGTATGATCACAGTGTACAAGCAAGGTGACAAGACAACGAACATCTTGACTGGCGAGATTGAATGGACAGGTCGAGAAGCCCACCCTGTCAACCGAGCTATCATCTTACCTGCTAAATTAACACGAGAACAGACACAGACAATCTCTATGATCTCATCCGAGAAGAGTTTTGTCTACGGTGGTACATACGACCAAGGTGTCCGGTGGTTCTTTATAGACCCCCGTGACCTGCCTATCGGTTACGATATAAAAATGGACGACTGGATCGTCTACAACAATAAAAAGTATGAAATCAAACAGGTCAAGGACAACGAGTTCGATGGCCTGTGGGAAATCCTCGGTGCTGAATTGATTGGCGTCACTCCTAATCAGATACAGAATCTGACTGGGTACAGTATCGTAGATATCCAACAGACTGGTGAGGTTTAATATGTCTTATGATCCTAATTGGCCCCGATGGGTCCAAGCGTCAGTAGCGTATCATTTCAAGACGGTATGTAACTCTCAACAGTATCCATCGCTGGTAGAAGGAATTGATGAACGCACCACAGCATTCATGGAGTCCGATGACCGAATCGAAATCCGTATCAACGGTCCATTCACTAGGGAGCAAAGTCCAAATCAGTGGTACTTTGAGGTTGGGGCTAATATCCTCATCACTTCTTACATGGGTGGTACTTCGCCAAACGCATACGCTGGGACTGAGATGGCTGGCTACATGGCCCAAGCCGCCGACCAACTCATCCAAGTATATAAGTATGGGGCTGGCCCTGATGATGACCAATCTTTGATTGGGTGCCTTACTCTCAGGCGGGGCAAAAACGAGAGTGTAAAAGTTTACCACTTCGGAGAGATTAACCGGGAGTCCCGGTTACGTCAATATGGAGTGGACGTAAATTACGAAATGTCCATCTGTTTATAAACAGATTTTAATTAGAGGTAAATAACATGGCACGAATCGAACTTCGTGATGCAACTATCTTGATCAAAGACGGCCTGGCCGGAACTGGTGCTATCAACGAGAGCGTTTCCGCTCCCGTCGAAGGTGCTGTTGAATTTGATATCGATACGGTTGTTCTCAACTCAACAACTACTGACCAAATCCCCGTAGGCGCACGCTTCACCGTTGCTGGTGAGACTGCATCGGAAACAGTTCACACTGTAACCGCACGCACGCCTTCGACTGGTACGACTACCAACATCGAATTCAGCCCAGCCCTTACCGCTGGTACTTACGCCGATGGTGGTGCTGTTACTTTTGAAGCACAGCAAGTCGAAATCAAACTTGGCGACGGCAACCTGACTTGGACCGTTAACAAGGATTACGAATACCTTCTAGACCGAGGAAACTTGGACACAGTACGTGAAGGCGACCAACAGCCTATGGACGTGTCTTTGGATTCCGTCTACGAACACATCACGACCGGCACCAACGAAACCATCTCTCCCTACGATGCTCTTAACGGCACCGGCGGAGCAGCAGAATGGGTATCGTCGTCTAGCGACCTCTGCGAGCCTTACGCCGTAGACGTTGAGATTCAACACGCTCAAGCATGTGGAACCGCACAAGACGAAACCACGTTGATCCCTGACTTCCGCTACGAGTCACTCGAAGCTGATCTTCAGGCTGCAACACTTTCGTTCTCAGGTCGAGCTAACGCAGTTACTCCAACAGTAACACGTAGCTAGTCCTACTTCTGGGAGGGGGTTTCGGCCCCCTCCTAGTTTTTACTACCATTCTCGGCAAAGGAATAAACAAATGAAAATCAAAGGTCGTGAGATCAAAGGCCCAAATCGTGTAACGCTGGTTCTTCCCCGTGAAGATAGCGAAGACATTGTAAT